AGGAGATTCGTCCCACTTTGTCTCCGGGGTTAAGTCGCCTCGAGAGCGTGATAGGAGTAACCCTCCCCTCGCGGAAATTAGACTCGGAACCCGCTGTGGTTGACCAAGCAGCGAGTTTGCTGAAAGCGATTGGAAACGCTGAATGCGGGGCATTTAGCAAAATGTCTAGGCTATCTAAGATGGCTGTTATGACCTGTCTTTGGGAAGAACTTAAGACAGATGTTGTGTCTATGAGGTCAGAGACTCCCATAGACAGTCCTGTTAGGTATGATGAAGCGATACAAGAAGTGAAAGATCTCTTGCGTGATTGTAAAGCTGAATTTCCTGAAGTTGTTTCACTTAGGAATGCAGTCGTTAATTACGAGAGAAATTTCTTTTCAAGTAACGAAGAGTCGTATCTTGCACGTTTGTTAGAACGCAGATTGTTATATCTGAAGTTCGGAACGTACATTCGGGACATGTCTGAGGTTGAGAAATCCCTCTTTAGACAATATCAAGTGAAAGAGCAATACGAGAAGGATAAGAGTGTTATAGAAAAGCATATCCGGGACTCGTTTGTGAAAGAATTAATGGACTTCACTATTGAACAACGTTTAGAGAGAGCTAGTGCCAGACAAAGTGTTAGTATACCTTTTGATGTAATCGAGGAGATACTAGCTTTGTCTGAGGATTGTAAGCAGTGTTTAGCTATAAAATCTTGTTTGTCTGCGTACGTGAGTGTTGAGCAAGTTGATACACCTGAGCGAGATGCGAGTTGGGCTAAACAGAATAAGTGTTGTAATTTACAACATAATCCATCATGTAGTGTTTATCGACTGAGCGATTGGGTGAACAGATTTAAGGAACCTGGTGTTTTAAAACCTGGTTTTCTAAGTAACCTTAAGCGTTTTGTATTGGCTGGCGCTACTGCTTACAAGTTAGCTACTAGTCTGAGCTCTGGTGCGATGAAAGTTGTGCAAGCTCAGATTCGTTCGAGTCCATACATCGTGTTTGCGACGTTAATGGAAGATCAGTTAATGTCTAAGAATGGGTCACAGTTCTTTTCCGATCTTTACTTTTTGCGAGTGAATTTTGGATTGAACGGTGATTATGGAATGAAACATGCATTTATGGCTGAGGGAGAAACTGAGACATTTTATGATAAGATCTTGAATGTAGTCTCAGCGTTAAGAACATCGAAACCAATCAAGACCCTAGAGGAATTGGTTAAGTTAGTGGTGTCAAAAGTCTTTGGATTTTTTGAAGGACTAGTTAGTCTTGTCAGTGATCTGGTGACCCCGATTATTGCTAAACTTAGACAGAAGTTAGTGAACTTCGTTTTGAGTGTCTTGGTTCCTGAGGAAATCTTGGAGAAAATACAAGATTCAGCACTTGGCGTAATTATTGTGAATTGCGTTACTCTATTGTCTGTGGTGGCAATGGGTGTGTGTAGCTTTTTCTCCTATAAGATCTTAGTGCGGCTTGTCCAGATGTTGTCTGCGACGAGCGCCATGGTTGCTGAGGGTCCACTGGACATAGTGACGCTGACGGTGAGTAGCATCATGGGTGTCTTTGGATTGAAGAATGACAACCTTGAGTACATCCGTAAACGATGTTTGCAAATGATTGCATTGGTGGCTGGCGGAACCATAATAACTAACAGTGCCGCTAGTTTGTTTATGATATTGCCATCGAATTTGCGAAGAGCATTGGTACTACGTTTTGGTACTAGTGAACAAGCTAATAAGATGAGATTGGATGATTGGAACCAACGAGCTTTGGCCTTGTTGTCCGTACGAACGGTCCCTCGTGTAGTCTGTTCTGACTATTATTTGGATGCAGTTAAGAAGGCGACAAAGGTAGGAATCAAACTGATGAAAGCAACAGAAGGATCGAACTTGCGAGCATTCTATTTTGGAACGTTCTCTCGATTGATGAGTCTGCATACGATTTTGACCCAGCGTGAACAACAGTGTTCTTCACGTCCTATGCCATTTGCGATACATCTAGCTGGAAGACCTGGTTTAGGTAAAACTTTGGTATTGACAAGTCTGATTAGGCAGGGATTTAGTAAAGATCCGAATTCCGACGTGTATAATCGCAGTAATGTTGATGATTACTGGTCAGGATTTTTAGGGCAAACAGTTGTTGTAATGGATGAATTCTTGGTTGGAGATCAGAATGCGATTGTTGAGAAAGCAAAAGAGTATTTGACTTTAGTGTCAACTAACCAATTTTTACCATCAATGCCGAGTGTGGATAATGTGTCTGTAGGAATGAAGGGAACTGAGGCAAGACCTGATTTGGTAATAACGTTGAATAACACAACATATGATCGACCCGTGCACATTAATGCTGATGCATTTCAACGACGACGTAAGTTTGTCATTGAGTTTGCACCAAGTAAGGATTTTAGACGTGGTCGAGGAGATTTAGAATTAGATCTTTCTAAATATAGTGTGGAAGAGATCCGACAAATAAAATGGTTGCGTTTTAGAATGTCGTGTGGATTTCGAACTGACGAACCCCCTGGTCCCTGGATAACGTTTGAGATCTTGTGTTCGGAATTAAAGAAATTTTATCAAGAACATCGTGAAATTTGTGGAGTTTTGGCTGAAGCCTTTGGTAAGCCTGAAGACTTTAAAGAAGATCCTAAAGAGATTATTGATGACATTTTGAGAGAGTCGTTTGATCTTCCAAATGAAAATCCGGGCGTTATTGAAGCTTTTGGTAGTATGTTTAAATCTGAAGGATTGAATGTGCCTATTAAAGAGACATCCGGGCCATTGGTTAAACACGAGCATAGGTGTTGTTTGACTCCTTATTTGTGTTCTGGTGGTACAAAAGATTTCGTGTGCCACAAATGCCATAAGACGCAGAATTGTGAGAAGTTAGTCTTGGCATTAATTAAGAATAAGGCTGTTAGTCATGAACACGAATGTTGTGGAATAAAGATCAATGATTGTACTAACTGGAAGGCTAACACCTGTATAAAGTGCAACAAGGTTCTGTTCTGTGGAAAGGAACGTGTGAAAGCCGCCAAAGAGGAAGATCTATATCCGGTTGAAGATAGTAATAATCATACTGTCGAGAATGGAGTCCCCCACGTGCATAGGTGTATAGTCGCGAATTGTATGAAAGGAGTAATCTGTAGAGTGAATACGAATTATACTAACGCCCGATGTCAGTTCCACAGTAATGTTAGTGAAGGTGAAACATTTGTTGCGATCAATCATGAGGGTATAGATCCGAAGAAGATGCACAACCATAAATGTAGTTATTTAGACTGCCCAAAGGTTGTGACACATAGTCATGATGAAATCGAACACCATTTGATGTTTTGCCCTGAGCACGTAATATATCGTAATGTGCATTCAGAGGTATCGGCCCTTGCTCCATCTGGATTGAGACCTGATATGGACAAGATGACAATAGATAATGTGATAGATTATCGTGTGGCATGTGTGAAACAGGTAATTGATTATGCAAAAACGCGCAATCTTTACTTTTTGACATCGGAGAAACCACAACATCAAAATATCCGTCGTGGTGCTGTGATTGGACTTATTATTGGTCTTTTTATTGGCATTAAGGCTTACTTGAGAGGAAAAGAAGAACCACCATTGACGATGAAAGCTGAGAGTGCGAGACCTAATAAATCTTCACGTAACCGTGGGCAACAGCTGAAATTGAGACGAGGTATGCGATCTGAAGGATCTGATGGTGTGCCCACATTGAAGATGACAATTGGACCAACGCGGACAGTTAACGTTATACCCATAAAAGGACGATGGTTATTGACTTTTAAACATGCTTTTGCCGATAAATCTGGATTGCATCGTGATGATGTTCCACTAGTAGTAGAATATAGAGATAAGAAGTTTAAAGCGGATTTCAACGAGTCTTTCTGCTATTCAGGTGAGGATATAGTTTTATTTGAATTTAGAAATCCACAATTCCCGCAATTTAAGGATATAACCAATAAGTTTATAACCAGCGATGAAGTAGATACCATTCATGGACCGATACAAGTTTTGTTGAGATCAGAAGAAGGTACCAAGTACTCAACTGCTGTGAAGCGGGATAGTCAAAATTACCAACATTCTGGCATGATGGTTGAAATCGGATCATGCTGGAAATATAATATGCCAACTGCTGAGGGTCATTGTGGACTTCCGTTAGTAGTAGCCTCCGGTCCGTATATGAGTAAGATCTTAGGATTTCATGTGGCGGGCAGCACTGTGAAAGGACCAAACGCGTGTGGAGCAAGCATATTAGTAACAAAAGAAATGATAGGTGATTGTTTGGAAATGGAACCGGAGGAACCAGTTTTTCACAATGACTTATTTGTAGCCGAAGGAGTCTATGAGGACTTTACTGAAAATAATAAGACAGTGATGAAAGTCCAGAAGATCGGCCAGAAAGAAATTGTTCACCTTTCTGATAAATCCAAAATACAAGAATCATTGCTACATGGAAAGTTAGATCAAGAACCTCTTAAGAGAAAGCCTATATTATCACAGGCTGATCCAAGGTCAAAGGGACAAGATCCAGCTAGCGGTGGTCTTATTCGTGCACTAAATAATGAACGGCGAGAGTACGACCATCAGATCACTGCCGAAATCTTTGAAGAGATTCTGAACAATTATAATAACAACTTGGACTTTGGGCCAATAGGGCGACGACAGTTGACCTTTGAGGAAGCTTTGAAAGGAATTCCGGGTTGGTTATCCTCCATAAAGACAGATACGTCTCCGGGTTATCCATGGGTGTATACTAAGACTAAGAAAGGGAAACAGGACTTTGTTTGGTTTGATGCAAAGGGAGAATTGAGATATACGCCAGAGTTGAAGCGTTTAGTGATTGAAAAGATCTATGAAATGGAGAACTATGATGGCGGACCAATTAACCACCGATTTCTTGGATATCTTAAGGATGAATTAATATCTGAGTCCAAAGAGAAAGACGCACGGATGAGGTTGATTTTTGCAAATAACTTTGTTTCGTACATAGCTTTTAGAATGAAGTTTGGAGCTGTATTAGGTGCGTTTAACAACAGTAGTAGGACAACAACTGGAGCGATTAGTCTTAATCAGTACTCGCACGATATGCAAGTGGTGTATGATAGTTTGACTGACAACTTCCATTCCCGAAACTTTGGCGATGGCGATTTTAAGAATTTAGATCAGAATCACCAAAAACAATTTAATACTATGGCTTACGGAGTGTTCTTATCGTTGGCGAGATCCTGTGGAGTGACTAAACCATGTCTCTTGTATTTTTATAATCATGAGACCAACTCCCCAGTGCAAGTAAAAGATTTGCTTGTAGAGTTTGATTGTTATCATTTTAGTGGTTTGTTTTTGACTACTATTATTAATAACATAATCGTTGAAGCTTATTTTAGATATTGTTTGATCCGGCATAATATGACGACTATGCGAGAAGATTTTGAATTTGATGATGAGATGAGATTGAAAGTTCTTGGTGACGATAACATATACAACATTAGTGATGACTTGCGTGATTCCGGTTTTCATCCTCAGAGAATAGGAGAATTGATGAAAGAATTAGGACAGACGTACACCAGCGCAAAGAAAGATGAACCACTTCCTGACCATTGTTTGGGTTTCCATGAATTAACGTTTTTGGGGGCTCATCCTGTGAAGGTTAGTGGCCGGTGGTCAGGTGCGATGAAGAAGGACACCTTGTGGGAAACCATACAATGGACCCGTGATCATAATCTGTCGTTGGACCAAACAGTAGTATCAATGATTGAATGTGCTAGTCAGTGGGATGAGAAATTTTTCGACGAGTATGTGAATAGCATAAAGAAAGCGTATCGAGAAATTGATCGCCCGTTTCCAAAAATTCCATCTTATCTAAAGTTGCGTAGAACCGTGTCTGAGAGGACAGCCAGTAAGGGTGTGTTGTTTTCTGGACTTCAGGCTGAAGGATTGGATGATGAGATAAAACCTACTTTGAAGAAAGGACTGACGACTTTTTCACAGACTCGACCTGAAATTGCTGATGGTGACAACATGGTTATGAGGCTTGATGATTTGGCTTTGTCACAACCCGCACTGGATATAAATTATGGTTTGGATTCTTTTGTTTTTAGAGCGTCACATGATTGGGTTTCTTCTGATTCTACGGGTAGCAACATTTTTACTCTCCAAGTTCTAAACGACATAATCAATGGCAAGGCTAATTTACAGAATTTTCCTTTCGAACGTTATGCATATTGCGAGTTCGACCTTGAGTTGATGATACAACTGAATGGGACTCCATTCCAGCAAGGCGCGTTGTATTGTTTTTTTTATCCACTTGATACGGTCGTACATAGATTCAATGCTTTTGTTATTCTTAGTATGCCCGGAGTGTGGTTGACCCCGAATGAAAACACTACTGGAATCGTAGAGATACCTTTCCGTTTCTGGAGGTCAACTTTGCCAACAGGTTCGGGCGAACAATTGGGACGGTTTTATGTCAGTGTTGTTGACCCGTTAGTGTCTGTAACTGGAGCACAAACCTGTACCGTGACTGTGTATTCTAAGTTTAAGAATTATAAATTTAGATTACCCAAACCATACACTCCCTTAACATCTGAAGGACTAGAAGATTTAATTAGTGCTAAAAGTAGTGATAAAGAGTCGCATAATATTAGAGGCTCTTCTATTCCGATGCATAATGCCTTCTCGTCAATGTCTCGGGTGACTGGTGGAGAACCTAGTGTAGGAATGTTAGCAGCCCAAGAACAGAATGCAGAACAACCCGAAAGGATCAAGACGAACGACAGTGATATCCAGTCTATTCTAATGAGACCATCATTAATTTTTTATGGCTCTTGGGATACAACTGCAGCAAATGGAGCTATATTAATTCAACTTCCGGTAAATAGTGTGTTTAGCGGTCCAACTTATCCAATCGATCTGAGTCCCCAACTAGCGCTGTTGAACGAATTTATGTTCTTTAGAGCTGATTTTGTTTTCACTGTGCGTGTTATTAAAACAAAGTACCAGTCTGGAAGATTGTTTGTAGGCTGTGCCTATGGAGCTTCTAGTGTGGTTGCAGCTGATAGATTAGGTTATACAACTGAAGTGATGGATTTAAACGATGCCGATACGCACGTTATGACAGCAACGTACAATGCACCAACTGAGTTCTTACGAACCTTTAATGGAATAGTCAATGAAAATACGACTATGGGAGTTTTTTTTGTTGGAGTTCAGACGCATCTTCGTGCAGCAAGTACAGTCTCCGATTCAGTGACGATTATAGTTACAGTCCAATTGGAGAATTTGCAAGTTTATGAAACAAGATCTAATGCTGCAATATCTTATCCAACAGCTCCCACTAATTTGGTTATGAGCACGATTACCGCCACTACTACCACCACAACAACAACAACAACAACGGCTTCACGACCTAGTAATCTGAGAGTCGTTTCATCTGATGCTATGAGATCAGAAGCACTAGATGAGCCCATCGTCCTGAACCCAGTTATGGCGGATGAACAACCTGAAGAGAATGTTATCTTGACTGAATTGAAATCACGACGAGAGGGCAACATGATCAGAGGACGTAAATTTGAATATCAATTTAAAGACGTCACAGATTTGATGCGCAGGCACAGAAAGATTGGAATTAACACCTTTGTGCGATCAGCGATCGTTGGACCAGTTGCTACTCCTACGGGAAACTTGTACTGGTTCAACGTGCTACCAAGTAAGTTTAGGAATTTGTTTGCAGCGTGGAGCGGAACGATGAAATATCGACTGTTCTTTGAAGCTGAGAAGACCCCGACAATACCGATAAGCTTTGTTGCCCATCAATTTGGATCTGATTATGACGAGAGATCAATATATGGAATAGATATGGTTTCGAGTGCTTTGGTTAATGACCCAGCTTTGAATGCAACCACAAAATTTACGATACAGCAGACTACTAGTTCATTCACAGCACGACCAACCGAGCGTACTTTCCCTATTGTTGCCTTACAAACTGCTACTGCAGCGACCGCCTCTACACATTCTTTTATCGACGTCTCAGTTCCATTTAATACGAATTTGAATATCTTGTCGAACTTGGAGGTTAGTGAGTCGAATGAACCACGTTTTCCTAGACATCTTGGAACGTTGGTTTATTATATTAAGGCTACTGATCCACCGGTACTTGACATTTATATATCTGTCGCTGAAGACTTTAAATACCATATTTGGCGACCTTATCCAGGTAATTACCAGATGACGATCCCAACTAATGCAGGAACACTGGCTTTTACCAACGGATTGAATGTTAATGGATTTGCTATCTTTGGGACAAATACCGTCAGCCCATAAACAGCACTCTTAATATATAACTTTTAGGATATTTTATAATTCAATTGGATCAAATTGATTGTCATGGAAGTTGTTTGTCATATTTTCACTACACCAAAATTTAAAATTAAAATTGTTTTGGCTTAGAGTTTTATATAATGTAGAACTTGACACACGACCCCCATTACTCTTGTTTTGTTTAGATTCATGCAAAATTTATC